AGAGAATCGAACTCCCATCAGATGCTTAGAAGGCATCCACTTTATCCATTAAGCTAATGAGGCTTGTTTCGTCCGTTTTTACGATAGTACTCTCTTTGATACTCGCGTTGAGCCTTTAGGTGCGCTTCTCTTGTTTCTGGACTGTGTCTTTTTTTGAAAGCAGCAATACGTTCGCATTCTTTACAGGTGCGGAAAGTTTTACCATTTTTCTTCTTTCGTAAGTATGCGCCGAATTCTTCAAACGAATGCCCCCTGCGGCAATGAGTTTGTGTTTTTGAACTAGAGCCATTACGTCCCTTTTTAACCATGTCTTTCATGTTCCCAGAGTTTGTATCAAGAAATAAATGCTCTGGATTTACACAAGGTGGATTGTCACAATGATGGCAGACAATCTTCCCATCTGGTATTTCTCCTATATGAAAAAGATAGCTTGATACATGGGCACCAATCGCTGACTTTTCCTGGTAGTACTTGAAAGAACCGTAATCTTTACTGGTCCTTCCACCTTTCCAAATCCAGCATTCTGGAAATTTATCGTTACCAGACTTATCAACCTTCTCAAAAAATCGGTCAATAAGTGACATGTATTTTGGCATTTTTCCCTATCCGATTGAGCTACCGACGCCTGCGGCCATCTTAGCTTGTTCAGCATCTAGGACGATAACTACATATGAAACAAAAGTTCCTTCTTCTGTTTCCTCAGTGATTACATCGATTGACTCTGGTCCGATGTTGAACTTTGCTGCAATGCCGGCTCTAAGGCGACCAATATCTTGTTCGGTTTTAGCTATTGATGAAGCAATCTCATCATCCCAGTCAAATACTTCTTCAATCTTGATGGGAACAAATTTTGACAGCATTTGTTTTGCTGTGTTTGCTTTTACGCATTGTTCGCATGCAATTTTTGGTGCGCGGGTTGCGCGTTTCCGTATTTCGGTGTGCCCGCACTCAAGTTTATGTGCGTACTCAACTTTCCCCCATTCGCCGTAGCGAGAAATGGAGACGACTGTTTGCTGTGGAGCTTGCTTTTTGCTCACATCAGGTCTTGTGATTCCAGGTATTTGCGACCCTTGTCGGTGATTACATACTTTGCTTCATCTCCGAACCCACTTATTATTTCAATTAATCCGTTTGCGAGCATCAAATCAAGTTCTTCAATTATTTCTTCTTTAGTCATGTGTACATGGTATCCATGTCAGTCGGAAGCTGCAAGCCCATTTTCAAGAAACTTCATAACTAACTGTTCAGCCCCGCCAGAAGATTCCTCGTCGGAAGAACCTTCTGTGGCTGCGTTTACCACAGCCCGCTTTGAGGCAATCAGGTCATATATTTCCTCGTCAATCGTGCCAGAGGCAAGAATATAGGTTGCCATCACTGAACCTTTCTGGCCAAGGCGATGACAGCGACTGTAGGTCTGGTCAACATCTGCCGGGGACCATGGAAGCTCGACAAAGAGAACTTCTTGAGCTGCGGTTAGCGTATGTCCGGTTTTAGCTGCTTGGATAGATAAAGAAATAATCGGGGCTTCATCTATGGACCCAGTCTGGAATCGCAACTTGGCTTCTTGCACGTCCTCGACGGACATTCCCCCTTGGATTTTCAGTCCGCAGTAATGGTTGGCTATTGCATCAACGACTTCCCGGTGGTGTGCGGCGACAACAACCTTTTCACCTGCTCCAATCTTTTGGTCAATCCATTCGTAGACGGCATCAATTTTTGCTTTTGCGGCAAGTTTTCTTAGAACGGAGATGCGTACGAGGTGTTCGCTTGATTCGGCTTTGATTTTTGCTTGCACGGCTGCTGACCTTGGTGATTTTCCGAGTTCACGTGCGATTTCTTCTGCTCGAGCAACTATGTAAGCAATAATGTCAGCTTCGGCTTCCCGGTATTCCTTCATTCCAGATGAAGTCCCGCTAACGACCAGACGGGAGTGCCTTACTGGGGGCAGCTCTTCAAGCACTTGGTCTTTTGTACGCCGGATGTAGCAAATTGACCTCAGTGTTTCGTTGAGTTCATCAAGGTTGGTTGCGCCATCAATGTGCCATTGGCCAAATCGGTCTCGAAACGCACCGCAGTACCTTCGATAGAAACCCCATAAGCCGCCGAACCTGTTGAGCTGGCCAAGGATGTCGAGCTGGGATGCGTATTCAGCGGGACGGTTGGTAATGGGTGTCCCGGTCAAACACAACACGAGGCCGCCTTCTGGCGCGGAACGTGCCATCTTCACTGAAGCTTTCGTGCGTTGGGCTGTCGGGCTTTTTGCGTAATGCGACTCATCGAATACATACCCGTTGTAACCAAGAAGGAGTTTGTTCCAATGGGTTATGTTTGGGTAGCCGATAACAAGCACGTCAAATGTTCCTTTCTCAGGGAAGTTTGAGCGGTTGGTGACGACGGAAACCCGGCGTTGCGGCAGCCATTTGTTGAATTCATCTCGCCAGTTCAAAACAAGCCCCGCCGGACAAACCACAACGGTGGGGTATGAGTTTGCGTGTTCGACCGCACCGATTGCTTGTACCGTTTTACCGAGCCCCATGTCGTCGGCTATGAAACTCCTTCCAGCAGCTACGGCATATTTTATTCCTGCTTTTTGGTAAGGAAGTAGTGTCCCAGTCAGCGTGGGAATGTCAAGTTCTGCATCTTTTGCCTTTGATGCGAGGATTGTTTCTTCTCTAACGGTTTTGACTCGAGCAGCTTCGTTGATTATTTCTGCCGGCGTGTCAAGACCGAACATTTCTGCCCAAGCTATTACCTGAGTGATTGATGTCAACGGGGCTCTCCAGCTTTTTTCTTTGGTATCCCATGTGATGCCGGGGACAGCTTTGACTGCTCGAACTTTTACCGGGTCGTAGCTAAACCTGAGGTAGAGCCATTCACCTTTCCTTCCAACACCTGAGGTCTTAGTGAGCGGCTTTGGGACATCGAAGAGCAGCACATCTGGGTCAATAACGAACTGATGCCCCGCTGCAAAATCCCGGACGCGTTCGATGCTGCTGATGGGTACTCTCCAGACACGAGAGACTTTGTCCCATTTTGCGCCTTGGATACTTTTTATTTCAGTGACCTGATTTGCGTCGTACGGGAAGTCAAGAACCAGATGGTCGTCTGCGAGCGAAAGTCGTGAGGTCACGCTTTTAGTTTATACGTGCGTTGTTTGATTACAGAGATGCCAGTATCACTAGAAATACGAGTGCGGACATAAACTCAATCATTTTTACCCCCTCCTTTATGCCTGACAGGGTACACACATTGCTGGGTCTTGTCAAGCACCCGGCTGGCAGCGAAAAACTTTCCCGGGCGGCAGCAGCATCAAACAAGCCAGAACAGCGGGGCTTTCAGGTTTAAAATCACGTCTTGTTGTGACGGTGGCGGATGAGTTAGCTAGCTTGCTTCCAGTTATTGCCGTCTGGGAGGTAGAGAATTCCGCTTGCGTCTCCGTCTTCCCACGACAATCGGTAAGACCATGGACAGCACGGTGCCTCCGTACGAGATGGGTGCGCACCTAGAGGAATGTCAACCGCTAGCGCTGGGAATGTTTCTAGGAATTTGACGACACAGTCGTGACAAAGGGTCCACGTAGGGCGGTTCGGTTCGTCCAGAACATCCATGAACTGGCTGTAACCACCGAAGTTTGCCCAATCAAGAGACCATCCGTCATCTGGAAACCATGGTGTGTCCTCTGGCAATGCGGCGCCGCACGCATCACAGTTGTTAATTCGGGATTGCAAGGTATTCCTCTACATTTTGGGGCAGAATCTGCTTTTCCCAAACGAGTTCCATGCGGTAAGCCATTTGGCTATGTCGCATATCGTTGAAGATGTCTTTTGATTCAGCGTACATTTTTGCTTTTTGAACCCATTCTCCGTATGTTTTAAAGTCCTCTTCGGACCATTCACAGATAAATTCAGTGTTATCCATCATGGTGGTCATGGTACCTCCGATAGGTGCAGTTTCAAACTGAAGCGATGATTATTAGAAAAACTAATGCGGTTAGCATTTCAATCATTGTTCCTCCTTGCTGGGTGGCCCTTTTTACTGCGTTCAATCTGCTCAAGTTCACAGAATCGGTCTAAATGCATGACTCCTTCTCGTGGAACAAGAATGCAGCTCAGGTCCTTTTCAATTGGGCCGCCACACCGTAGACACTTGTCTCGATGGCGTGCTGTGATTACTAATCCAATCGTTTGCATTCCGTGCACTTTATAAGGTGCAGCTTGCACTTGTCAAGCATCAAAAACAAATTAATCGAAAATATTTTCCTGGCCGGCGCGCAACACCAGACATCCGTGTTTCAGACTGAAAGCCCCGCCCCCCTCATTGCAATTTTTTTGCGTGCTGCCGCAAAAAGAATTGCACTGAGTGTTCCTTGGGCCAATAGCCCCGCCCCCTCGCAGTCACCACCATGAGGACATGGTGATGACTGCTCGTGTGCCCGGTCGAAAACTTCTGGGAGCTGCCGCGCATCAATGCATTGCCCGGTAGAAGGGGGTATAAGCCCCGCCTTTGTCTGGAGCTACCCGGTAAAAGCTGCTGCTCGACTCAGCGGCTGTCTTCCGGCTGAACCAGAGTAGCTACGGGACTAAAGTCCCATCCAGAAGGGTGATGCAGCGCGTTCCGGGCTTTCTGGGGCGACTTTCCGGGTCGAGTTGCCGGCTTCTCCGGGCGACGCAGCAGCCCAGTCACACCAGACGGGGCTTCTGGTGTGCACGTATCATCTTGTTGCGACGGCGGCGGAAGACCAAGAGAGTTTAGTGCTAAATGTTTTTCCTCGACCACGAGCCGGAACAACTCAGATACTTTCGATGCTTGTCATCAACGTCCTTCACCCCGGGGTAAATCGTTTGCTGCGTTGCATCTGGAAGTCCCGCCCTTGAAAACCGGCAGCCGCCAGAACCGCAGCAGCCCGGGAAAATGCGTCGATTCCGGAAACCTTCTGAGCTGAAGAACAAATCAACCACCTCGTGTGTTGCCATCGAGCTCGTGAACGCGTTGAGCCCGGCTACAAACGAACTTCAACGGGGCTCCAGATTTTGGTCGATGCGTCTTGTTGCGACGGTGGCGTATGACCCGGGACAGCAAAAGACCCCTAGCCCGGGGGGTTGGACTAGGGGTCTTGTTTGCGGGTTTACTTCCAGCAACTTGCCGAGTAGGCGACCTCTCCGACATAATCGCAGTAGATACCTGATGCGGAATACTCCACAACTTCGGTGTGTGCTTCGCTTCCTTTTGTGATGTAGCGCACCCGGCTGACCGTGTAAGTGTCGTCCCAGTCCAGCAGTACCTCAACACGGCGTGTTGGGTCTATTGGGTAGGCAACACCTACGGTTTCGCCTTTTGCGTTTTTTAGTGGAATTACACGACCGCCGGAAATGGCGAGAATGTTCATCCGTCCCACTTGGGCGTTTGTTTGGCTGATGTCGCAGGGGCGAAAATCTCGCTCAAGGCTGAGAATGTTCACCGTGCTGCTTCCGAACTTTAGTTTCATTTTTTCACCCCCTCTCGTATTCCGTCAAAGGTACACCACCTGAAAGAAAAAGTCAAGCATTGGAAAAAGAAATGATGAACTCACGTCGACGTAGCTGCGAGGAACTCACGTCGACCACGCTGCAGTGTTCCCGGCTTACGAAATCAACTGAACCAGACTGAAGACCAGAAGCCCCGTCTTCTACGAAGACGAACGGACGGGGCTGAAGTCTGAAGGGAATCAGAGCTGCTCGACCCGGCTGGCAGCTACCGCTCGACCCGGTAGCTATTGCCATCTCCAACCAGAAGTCCCGATGACAGCCGCACGGCGAAGACTGGACTAACGCGTGACGAAGTCTCGAAAGCTGCCACGAGCCGGAATAACTCTTTCGACCAGCACTCGTGAGCCACCAAACCCTTTCCCAGTAAGGACTTGAAAAAACCGAAAAACGCGTTTTTTTTCCATCTTTTTCTCGAGCTTCCTGAGCTGCTGCACCCGGCCGCCCGGGGCGACATCACCCAGCATCTGGGAGCCCCGCCCCAACCATCCATCTTGTTGTAACGGTGGCGGAAGAGCCAGGAAAAATATTTGCAATTGTTTGCTGCAGCCTGTACAGTTCACGTCATGAACGAAAACACCTATCGAGGGTTCAAAGCCGGCGTTGCAACAGTTGCTGTCGCAGCTTCAACCGTACTTGGATTCTCTTTCCTACAGAAACAACAAGCCATGGACAACGAGTTCTTCTGCAATGGGGCACCGCTGACAGTCAAAGAAGGCGACACCCTTTATTGGATTACCCGGACAAATTGTGACGGGAACACAATGAATGCACTTGACAAAGTTGTGTCTTTCTATGGGACAACTCTTACAATTGGCGACACCATCTACCTGCCTACTCACGATGGTTGTGAGTTGCGTCGGACAGACGGTCAAGAAGTTATAGAAGAATGTATTTAGGGAGGGAAAATGGGAGACTTTAGCGACCCACGAGAATTCACTGAACGTGAAGTCCGTGAAATTCTTTACGATGATTACATGTGTGAAGGATTGCCGCCGTTCAAAGCGTTGATGAATTTATTCCGGGACATAAGCGAACGTCGGTTTGATTACAAGCTTCAGGCTTGGGGGTTTGATTACGAAGACCTCACCCTGATTGCCAAAGACCTCGCACGAGAACAACTAAACATACTGAAAGCTAAAGTTTCATGATTGAAATGCTTACAGCACTTGTTGTGCTAATAATTATCGCTGCTCTCTAGAACAGCTTCTCTTCCTGCTCTTTCTTGCCGGGCGCCTCTACGCATATTGCGTGGGCGTACTGATACTGCTTGTCTTGAACCTTTATGACAGCCGTCTTCCCCACACGCACCCATGCGGTAACCAGATGCGCAATTCCGGGTTGGTCTGGGTCTACAGGATTCGAGCAGAAAACACAGTGGAAAAGATTCATGGAATCAATATAACGGGGCTTTCGCCCGGGCGCAAACGTCTTGTTGCGACGGTGGGGCATGAGCCCATGAAAGCAAATAGGGCTGGCGCATCTCGACTCGGAGACACGCCAGCCCTGTGTGGCTGAACTGAATAACTGTTAGGCGTAACTTGCGGCGAGTTGCACCAATTTGGCTACTTCTTCGCTTTGCTCGCAATAGTTAGCAAGTTCTTCAAGCACGATTGTTTCAAAGAAATGAGCTTGCGTCTTTGAATAGCGTGCAACCGGGTGGCGTGCGATAATTATTGAAGGATAGTTCACGCTGTCAAACGGGCTGAAGAATGTGACAGAGAAACCTGTCGTGCTGGCGTCCTTGTAATGGACTTTGCGCATTATTGCGATGAACTGCTTACGCTTGGCGTCATGTCGTAGTTCCAGTTCAATTTGAACTCCGACTGCCTCACCTGTGTGGTCAAGTTTCTCCACGTCTTGGGTTGGTGACTTCCATACCCATTCCGTTTCACGGTCTTGCCGCTTTGGTGCTTTAGTGAGCATACGACTCACTGCGGATTCGATATCCATATTTACCCCCTTAGGTAGTTGGTGTAATCATACCGCCTGCGGTACAAGAATGCAAGTCTTTGGCCGCTGAATTATTCACGGCCGGCGAAAGACTTCACGGCCAGCGAAAGACTCAGCTGCTGCCATCGACGCGTTCTGGCCGGGGACGACATCAACGCGATGTAACGGGGCTTCTGGGGGGCCGCTGACATCTTGTTGCAACGGTGGCGTATGAGCCGGGGAAAAGAAAAAGCCCGGCGCATCTCAGGGGAGAGACACGCCGGGCTCGAACGGTTTATTGCTTGGTAGGTATTATTCCTCGCCTACCTCGGCATAACGGACGGTGAACACGCCGCCAGTTGGGACGTCGTGGTGAGACAGACGAACTCGCAGAGAGTCGCCGTCCAACTTGTAGAACAAGTGCCATTCGCCGCGAACGGTAATTCCCTGAACGAAGTCGGCAATCTTCTTTGCATAGAACTTGCCTGATACCGTGCGTCCCCACAATGGGAGTCCGTCTACTTGCCATTCTTTGAGCTCGTTACCGTCGAAGAACTCTTTGACGGACTCTCCGAAGATTTCAAGTTGGTCGTCCCAACAATCTCCAAAGCAAACGTCGGTTTGATTCCATTCGCCGGTTGTCTCGTTGTAGTTGCTGCAGGTGCAGGAGTTTGATAACTCCCCGTCCCACTGGGCAATGTCTTTATAGTGTGTAAGTTTCATACGTACAGTATGCCCCATCTACGCCCCAATGTCAAGTATTTGCAAAAACTATTTCTGGGCGGCAGCTCGAAAACTATTGCCGGCACAGCTGCTGCAAAACAAAATACGTGCTGAAGAACAAAAGCCCCGCCGCTGGCGCGGAAGGGCATCTTGTTGCGACGGCGGCGGAAGAACTATTCGTCTTCTTCGTCGAAAGTGAGTTCGCCGGCACGAGACTGAGCAAGCACCTCTTGGAAACGAGCCAGATAAACCTCGCTCTCAGAGATACCATCAGCAGTGGTGTCTGCGCTGCGTACCCATGGCTTACCGAATACAGCCTTTCCGTTGTCATCACGCTTGGAAGGGTAAAACATAAACTCGGTTTCCCCGTTCTCGCAAGCAAGGAACACAGAAACACCTAATGTCACCTCACTGAATGGGTTGTTTGTGAAATCTTCCTCGAGGTCGCCGGGTTGAATCCCGCCGGGCACTGGGTTCAGCAGAACTCCGTCCTTCACTAAACCATAAGACTCGCAAATTGCACCAACCCAATACATTTGTTCTTCTTTAGCGAGGAACAAACGATAGAAAGTGCGAATCAAAGCTTCTTCCCAACTCTCTGCCTCATCAGACAATGGTGTAACCACGGCTTCGTCGTCGTATTCGTTGCGGCGGAAAATAATAACAGGCTCAATTCCCTCCATTCCGATATCTTCGGCGAGCGAATTCAGTCGTTGGATAAGTTCCTCAATGGAACTGCGTGTACGGTCAGTTACAAAACTCATAAATACTCCTTCTAGTAGGTGTGATAAGTGTAGGCTGCAGCTCGAGAAAAAACAAATCAGCCGGGGAAAAGAACCAGCTTGAGGATAAAAAAGAAAACCCAACGGGGCTCTTGGGCTGCGCCAGACATCTTGTTGCGACGGTGGTGTATGAGTTCCGGGACAAAAAAAATCCCCCCACCCGCAGAGCGTGACTGCGAGTGAGGGGAAATGGTTTGGTTTAGTTACACGAATACTGATGTGTATGGGTGGAAATCATCTTCGGACGTAACCCAAGTATCGACGCCATCTGCTTCGGTTGATGCTGTCCAGACTTGTATGCCGCTCACACCAAGAACATACAGATACTCTGCCCAAGCAAACTCTGTGTCTGCTTCGGTGAACATATACCGACGTGGTTCTTCAATGTCGTTATGTGCGTACCCGTATCCCTCTACGAACTTCCATTGGCTGCCGTCTTCCTTTTGGAATGGGTCAATAGACGACCACGAATAGTTGTCGTGGATAATGGTTTGAGTAACGGTCTGCAAGCCATCACGAGCAACCAGCAACAAAAGTTGGTCTAACTTTGTTCCCGGGTGTCCGTCCCAATGGCAGTACCGCCCTTGCCAGCCCTTTTCAGAGACTTCAGCGATAATCGAACGTGTAGCCATTTACTGACCTACCTTTTCCAACTCTGTCAAATATGTCCAAGAAGCCCATTCTCCGATAGTCAGAGAAAGACCACAAATACCCAGCACATCAAGAAGGTCAAGAGGGCTGATGTACTTCAAGCCGTTACCGAACAAATCGCTATCAAGTGTTTCCACGAGTGTACGGCAAACATTTGTTGCCATTTCTAGCTGCTTTGTTTCTGTGGCTTCTGCAATGCTTTTCGCCATCTCAGGGGTGATTACCACCCCTGAGACCGGTGAGATAGAGGAAGCCATTTTTAGAGCCCCTCAAACACTTCCGAAGGCTTCTTTGCAAACGTGACACACAAACGGAAGATGGTGTCCACGCTCGGAGAGAAACGGTTGTTCTCAATGCGGTTCACCGTCTTGCGGTCTACGCCTGCGAGGTCTGCAACTTGCTGTTGCGTCAGCCCGGCTTCAATGCGGTACTCATAGAGCCGCGTTGCTAGTTTTTCCTGTTTTGTTTTCATAGTCCCTCCTTAGGGATATTGGTTGGGTGGTAATGGTACTTGCCGTTTTTGGAAATAGCAACTACCAAATCTCAAATCCGCCGCAGTTCTCTAGGAACTCGGTGAACTCCTCTACATTCTCAATGCTGAACGGGTATCCAGCGTTCCAGTTTTCTGTTGTACCAACGCCCTGACAAGCGTTGCACCAGCCGAACTCACGTCCGACCAAAATCTTGACTTCTTCTGCAAGTTCCTTGTCGGGCATTCCGTTTTCCTGTCCGACTTCATCTCGGCGGATACCAGTTGCCTCGCAGAAAGAGCATTTTTCGCGCGGCAGTTCTGCGCGCCAAGTGTTGTACTCACGCTCAAACTCTGCGACCTTGCCATTAGCGAGGTCTTGACGAATGAGTTTTGCGAGTTGGAGAGATGTTTTTGCGTCGAGCCCATCTCCGTCATTGCTTCCCCAGTATTCGCATTGTTCTGCGAGGTCAGGGTAGGTGTCGCAAATGAATGTTGCTAGTGGCCGCCACCACCACACATTGTTGCGAAAGTACTCGCCTTTCTCATTCTTTGGCTTTTTGCCAATAACGTCCATTCCCATTTTTTGTCCTTTCGGTAGGTGTGTGCCGTTTAGTGTACAGGTAGCACTTGTACCTGTCAAGTATCACGAGAAAAAATCTAAAAAATATTTGCCGGCTCGAAGAGCTGCGCACCGGGCTCAACGAGCTGCGTCCGGGCTCGAAGAGCTGCTGCAGAAACATAAACCAACGGGGCTATTGCCCGGCAGCTGACATCTTGTTGTGACGGTGGCGTATGAGAAGTGGGGGAAATAAGAAAGCCCCCCAACCCGAAGGCTGAGGGGCTTTCGATGAGCCGAAGTTTGGCTATTTTGCTTGCGTGAGTATCTCTCGCATCATTTCCAACATCGCATCTGCCATAGAACCACGAGCTTGTCCAGCGTCAGTCACGACTTCGTCGCTGTCTGCGAAACCGAGCGCACTCGCTGTCTCAAAGGTGTTGGTGATAACGGAAACAAGACGCACACGACGACGCTTTGGGTGTTGAGATGGTGCTGTGTCGTCGTCTTCGGTTTCTTGTATTGGGGCAGCCCAACCACAACTCTCAACGGCGATGGCTTCATCGTCTTTTGACCAACGCACGATGCTCGGAATGTTCTCAAAGCCTTCGTACACGTCTCCGTGTGAATAGATAAGACGGAATGTTCCGTCTGTCTTTATTGAGTAGAAGTTGGCTTTACCGAGGTCGAACCGGCTGTCGCCTTCCTGTACTCCAAGTACGACGAACAAGTCGCCTACTTTTTCTTCCAATGTGGACATTTGCTTCCCCCTTTTGGGATAGGTGTATGTGACAAGTACAAGGTACACGCTTCACGGACATATGTCAAGTATTTGATATGGTCGTGCGTCACATCAAGGGTACAGAATGAAACGGGCAACCTACTTGATGCCCAGTCGAAGAGAGCGCGTTCCACCCCGGGGTAGCGGCTGCTGCAACAGCTGCCAGAACAGCCAGAAGCCCCGCTTCGCGGAACCCCAGCGGGACTGCATCTTGCGACGGTGGTGGAAGACCTGTAAAATAGCTGCCGTGAAGCGCAAAGTTCGAGCCCGGTGGTCAGATGAAGAAGCTCAGCAGTTTGCTGATGGCTTCCGTCTTCGTGCCGCTCGCTTTATGGATAGGCGAAAACAGAACGCCAAATATATGTGTCGAACGCCACAAAGATTTCGGAAAGATTTATCTGAATAAACTTGACATCTTCCCTTGTCGCCTGTACGGTGTACCTGCCAGTCACACCCACTAACGAAAGAAGGAAAAAGATGGCACTCCAAGCAGTAGTCCAGAACTATCTGGCTCTAAAGCAAGTAGAAGCAGAAGCAACAAAGGCAAAGAAAGCCGCAGAAGCAGAACTCCGTAAGGAACTCGCTCAGGCTGGAATTGACAACTACACCGTTGATGGTGTTCTTGTCAAAATCGTAGAAGCAACCCGTGTTTCTTACGACGCTGAAACTCTTTCACAGATGGTCAAGCCGACCGTTCTAAAGAAAGTAGTAAAGATGGTCGTGGACAACGAGCTGATGGACAGCGCAGTGAAGATGGGTCTTATTGACGAGCAGGTGGCTCTTACCGCCGCAAACGTAACTCCGTACTCACAAGTACGCGTCACGCCAGTATCGGCAGAAGCAAAGTCAAAGAAGCAGAGCATCGCTCAGGCTTCCTGAAAACTTGTGGGGGTGGGTGGGGAAGACCCACCCCTACTTGCAATACATCTAAAAAGTAACTAATCTAAAAACACCTAACACCTAAAAAGGGGAAGCAAATGACAAAGACAAAACAAACAAACCTGCCGAAATGCTGGCAGACACTCGAAAATGCTCTGCTCGCAGGCATTGACCGTGTAGTTCTGTACGGCGCGCCCGGCATCGGAAAAACCTATGCAGGTCTATCGCTCGGAAATGTTGATGGCGGCGCACACCGTCTGGCTTGCACCGACGACATGACAACAGCAGAAGTGACCGGAATGTGGAAGCCAACAAAAGACGGAAACCTGTCTTGGAACGAAGGCGCAGGCATCTTGGCATGGCGTGGAAACGGAACAGTTGGTGGCCGCTTGGTCATTGACGAAATTGACAAGGCAGGTGGCGACGTGTTTGCAACTCTGCTTGCAATTACCGACAGCCCTGAAAGCGCGAAGTGGACTAATCCTGACACGATGGAAACAGTTACTCCGATAAATGGTTTCAGCGTTGTAATGACAACCAACATCGAACAGATGAGCGACCTGCCTATGGCACTCAAAGACCGTTTCCCTGTGTGTATTCGTATCAACGAGCCACACCCAGACGCACTTGCTCGTCTAAGCGAAGACTTGCGCGAACCAGCTCGCCGTTTGTGTGATGCAGGAGAGCGTCGTGTTTCTTTGCGTTCGTGGTACGCGTTTGACAAGCTACGCACAGCACTTGGCGCAAAGCAAGCGGCTGAAATGGTCTTCCATGAGCGCGCAAAGTCAATTATTGACGCGATGAAAGTGAACGAAGGTATCTAATGGATATCTATTCAGAGGGCAACTCTGGCGAAGTGGTGGGCGTATCATCGCCCACCATTCTCGTTCCCGAACCCGAAATCATTACACGCACAGATGAGAAAACAGATGGTCGTTGGACTGTTTATGCACAGCCAACATCTTCCAACAGCGCGTTCGCAGTCATTGACCAAAATGTTATGTCTGTTCCTGTTTCTCATGACGAAATATCTCGCCATATTCAGGCTCACGAAATGACACACGCAAAAATATCTCCAAGTGAAAAACAAATGGGCAAAGTGTGGGCAGGTCGCGGCTATGCGTCTGTTCCTGCGATGGTTGCCTGCGAGGAGTTGCGTGTTCATTCATACCTAACAGCGAAAGGGTTTGAGACATCAACATATATTCGTAATGGTGCTGGAGAATACA